AGTTGAAAAGAATCATCATCTATTCTATAAATGTAATAAGATCTCTGTGAAGATAATCCTGTAGCTACAGCACCACTTGTTATATCATAGTAAACTTTTTGACCTGTTACAAATCCATGATCATCTTTGAAAATTCTATTAGTACCTATATTTGATTGAACTAATGACATGGGATTTATCAAAAGTTTATCTTCTACAGAGGAGTATTTAACTATAACTGATGTGCTCACACCTATGCCACCTGATCTGTTAGAATCAAGAGTTAAATCTATAATTTCTGAGTTAGAAAGACCATGAGCAGTTGTAAGAGTTACTTTACTAATGATTTTTTCTACTTTACCTAATACTTGTGTGTAATTTGTCTCTAATGAATATTCAAAACTATCTGTTGGTGAATTTTTGAAGAAAATAGTTTCCTCACCTCTGATTGTGGATAATCCAACTAAATCATCAGAAATTCTTTTAGCAAAGACAGTTGTGCCATCTGTTAAATTAAAACTAGCTGCAACTGCTTGTGTTACACCAGTACCAACTGATAACGCACCTACACCGGTTGGAATTTTTAATGTTAATTGTTGATTATTAGTAAAAGGATGATTTGGCAAGAAAATACTCTTAGCAGGAACACTAATTACTTTTGATAATTCACCAGTTGTAAATGATTTAGCCATAGAAACAACTGTTCCTGCAGTTAATGCTAAACCAACTTGTTCTTTAGGATTGAAAAATACTTTTTCATTTATTTTTGAATTAAATGGATCTGTCTTAAATTCAATTGTAAATTTATGTGGGACTGTTGATACTATATCTGACAATGCATGTCCACTACCACCTACAATACCTCTTCTAACTCTTAATATTTTTCTATCATCAAATTTATTAATAACCTGTAATTTTTCAGTTCCTATTCCAATACTACTTCCAATTGATATACTTTCAGGAATTGATGAAACATAAATGTCTGTAACAACACCTGCTGTAGCGTTTGCACCTAAGGCTTTGTATAATACAACTGATTCAGATGATACACCAACTTTAAAAGAATCGGTTAAATGAGGAATACTTGTCGTTAATCCTGATATTGCAATCTGATCATTTTGTGTAAAATTATGTGATGTCGATATAAATCCACTAACTTGAGTAGCACTATCTCTAACAAATACTACATCATCATATGTTTGAACAGTTGTATTAACATTCAAAATTGGTTTACCAGTGACCTTAGAAACAAATGCACTAGCACCTCCTCCAGAGGTGTTACTATTATCAAATGTAAGACTATCTTTTACTTTGAATCCACTACCAGACTCCACTATTTGAAATCCTTCAACATTTCCCTCTGTAACTGATTCAATGATCGCACTTTGTTCTATAATTTCATTTGATTCTGAAATAAAATCATTATCAGAATCTGGATCAGATACTTTATATGGGAGTGTATTTCTTATTAAATTATTTGAATTTAAATCAAAATTATTTTGATCTATTAAAAAATTATCCTCAATAGGTGTTGATCTATAAGTATCTCCTATAAAATAAGGAAACTTAGGTTCTAATAATCCAGATAATGCAGTTGAAACACCAACAAAATAAGCATAAACACCATTTGGATACTCAGGTGTTTTACAAAATCTTCCATTACTTTTATCTAAATCACCAGATTCATTAAAAACAAAATCTTCAACAAAAAATCCATCAGTAAATAATGTTGATGCTGGTCTATTTGTCACGCCAGATGTATTTAATTGATAACTGGTGTCTATTATTTTTATTGATGAATTTATATCATCAGGATCAGAGTAACCATAAGGGCCATAAATTGGATTACCATCGTATGCCCAACCTACTATTGGTGAGTGTCCATTTACTGGATTAGGATCAGAAAAGGGTGATGATAACAATGATGTATTATATCCAACAACTGCATATTGAAGGTTAGTATCAGATTCTTTTAAAAGTATCTCATCATCAAATCTTTCTAAGTTATTTACTGTTAATGATCGAACTGATGGTTTAAATATTAATCCAATTCCAGCTGGTTTTACCAATACTGTTGGAGATTCAGTATAACCAATTCCCGGATTTATTATTTTTACATCGGTTATCTTTCCATTAGTAACAACTGGTCTTAATTTTGCACCTATACCTGATCCAACACCTACAAATTCTAAATCAGGTGGTGAAAAATATTCTTTACCACCAAATCTTACATCAGCTGTGATAATTTTACCTTTTGATGCAACAACTTTTATCTCTGCATCCTTACCATTTTTTACAATAACACCCGGATCTTTTTCAAAATTTAAAATATCAGATCCATAATTTGTTCCAGATTCATACAAATAAGTATTAAGAACTGAACCTCTAACTACAGGTGTCAATACAAGATCATCAGATCTTGCTAAAGTTGTAGGTGAGTAAACTGCTTGAACATTAACTGTGATTTCAGGATAGAAAAATTCCTGTAATCCCGAACCAAAACTTGTAAATCTAACATAGTTTTTCCGAGTAAAATTACTATTATCAGATCCATCGGCACCTGCATTTGCTAATCTAAAGGTGTCATTATCTAATTTAATGATATAGTATTGATTGCTATTAGATAATCCACTTATGGTTGTACCACCAGATGCAAAATCATACTTTATGATCTCTCCAGTTTCAAAACCATGATTTTTAAATGTAACAGTATTCTCTATTGTTGATATTCCTACTGGTTTGACAAATAATTTTCTATTTGTATAATTTACACCTTTATTTTTTATAACAACTGATTTTAGGTAATTTTTTTGATTAAAAAATCTAAATTTGTGAACACCTTGATTATTAACTGTGGTGAATCCAACTGTGTTGATACCTGCGTTAAAATCATTGATTGTAGCAAATAACTTTACTGAAGTAATACCAACTACCTTTGGATAATAAACAGACCCATCAGCAAGAAATACACCCTGATCAATGTTATTACCTGACGAGTCAGTTGCAATACCTATGGATGGAAATCCATCATTATCATAAACCAAAGGCTCTCCATCTTTAAGATTATGGGGTTTAGTAAATATAATTTGATCATTGAATATGTCTAATCCACCATTTTTAGTTGATAGTCTACCGTCAAATGACAATTCTCTGAATCTTCTACCAACAACAGGTTCAATGATCGCATCTGCACCATTTCCTCCAGTTAAAGAAACAGATAAAATTCTTTCAATATCAAAATCTTGTTGATCAACTAATATTTCACTTAAAGTTCCTTTTATTACAGGTCTTACCAAAGCAGTGACTCCTGATCCTACTTGAGGTAGAGTAATATCAGGTAAATTTATAACATCATAATTTGATCCACCATTTAAAACTTTTACTTCATCTAATGGCCCAAAGTAAATCTTGTCAAGTGACTTGTAATTTACTATTTCAACTCCATTTATAAGAATACCAGTTGCACCGGGATTCGTGATAGAACCAATTCCTGATTTTATATTGGGTACAGCAGGAAATTTCTTTAATATTTTTTGAACACCAATATTTTCATTTTTATGTCTTAATAATACAAAACTATGACTACCTGCTCCATCAAATTTAAATTCTAAAAAATCTGAAATCGGAATAAATGATCTTGATGCATATAATCTAATTTTCTTATTAGTAAGTCTCTCAACATAATATACATCCTCTGTGAGACCATCCATTAAGTTATTTGATGCCTTGTAAAATATAGCATCACCAGTTCTAAATTCATGTGGATTAGGAAATGCAATAATCGAAAATTTCTGTGTTAAATTGCTAAATCCTTGTAATTCACTAGGATCATTACCTGTAAGGGTGCTCTTTGAAACAGTTTCAGTAATATCATATGATGGTAATGAAGATGATGCTACATAATAATTTTCTTCATCTTGATTATAAGTATTTTGAACATTTGCAGTAATTACATCATTACCAAATTGTAATTGTGAAACTGAACTGAAAGCCCTATCTAATTTTCTACGTAAACTATATTCTTCATCTTTATCAATATTAAAACTTTTATCAATATCTATTTTTAATGTACCATCACTTTGATTAGTAATATTGGTTACTGCCACTCCTGAAAGAACTACTTGTTGTGCACCACCTCTTTTAATAATATCTGCTTTATCATTAATTTTTAAGTTAGATTTATCTACATCTGAATTAAAAAATACAACACTAGTATTAGTTGAAACACCTACTTTATTAATATGAAATGAACTAGATGTATTATAAATCCAAGAATTAAAAAATACTTCCTTTGGTGTCTTACCAATTATCGGATTTTCAATTACTTCACCTAAGTTTTTAACTGTAATTCTTTCACCTTCTGTAGTAACACTAGATCCCGTAGATGCTAGTAACTCAAAATTGGATAATACACCTGTAATTCTTAATTCTACCTTTTTATTGATATCACCATTTTCATAACCAAATACAAATTCATCAGATCTTATATCATCTGTTGTTGAGATGGCAGATGTAATTCCTGTGCAATTTAAAAATTGATTTAATGTTTTGTCACCATAAGTTATTGTGTTTATACCTGATACTACTGTACCAGTTGTACCAAATCCTACAGTAGAATCTACAGTAATTACAGACGAGCCAACCGATACATTACCAATAACTTTAGATTTTCCGGGTATGGTAAAAACTCCATTAATACCACTTCTATCATTGTATCCAACAAATAAACTTATTTTATAGTAAGTTTTTCTATCTCTTGTTACAATTTCTACTTCAGATACAGATGCATTTGTTTGTGAATCATTTGATTTAGTGATTGTTTGTCCTACTAATTTATTAGGATCACCACTAAGAACCTCAGTTAAGATGATTTCCCTACGAACATACTCTGCACCAGATGGTTTTATTAAAAACTCCTCAGTATCAATTATTTTAGGTGTAATTCCGTATAAAACATTAAACAAAATACGGAAAGACTCTGCAGTTCCTTTAGATTGATATAATGATTTAGATTCTTTTATAAAATTACTTACATCAATATTTGGTATAAATTTGGTATCCTCTAGACCCGGAGTAAAGGTTGACTTTACTTTTTTATAAAATTCTTGTAAAAAAAGTACGCTTAAGTTATTAACAGGTGCATTTGTATTATGATCGGCAGCTGTTGTATTTGAAAATATTAATTCACCGGGATTGTTTGGATCTCTATATGATGTAATACCACTAAAACCTCTAATACATCCTGTGAAACTATTAGTCGTAATACCAGTATATGTAATTACCTCATCATCTATTTTTAAAAGACCATACTCATTAGGAAATCCTTTAGTTGATGATACTGCGATTGTATCAGTTGTAGTTGTCAAACCTGCTGTAAGTGTTGTTACACCAACTATTACTTCAGGTGTTAAATTATCTAATTTAATATATTGATCTAAATTATCACTTAAATCTATTACACCTCCACGATGTTCCTGTGAGATGTAATATTGTTTTAGAAAATCAACTGTCTTTGGACTCTCTGAGAGTATAAACTCAGGAAGTTGACTTTCTATAACTTGTTGGACTTGTATACGTTTTTCGATTCCAGTTCCTATCATTTTATGACCTGTTTAGTTCTCCGTTAGAGTAGGATGATGTTACTTTATAACCAACACCAGAAATTTGTTCACCAGATGTAATAGTGTCTTTCACCATATTTATGGAACTACTGGGGATGTTAAAATCTAAGTATAAATCCTGCAAACCTATGACATCATTTGATTCTGGGAATGCTTGCACCTCAACAACATTATTTGGTTTCTCAGTTTCCGTTATATTAATCGTAGTTAGATTAACCTCCCCATGAATGTAATCAACCGTTCCAGCAGACTTAACCACAATGACATTAGTTCCCGTTACTAAATCTTTTCTGACTACTGATATGACACCAGTTAATTGATCCTCGTTAGGTGTATCAGTTATATACACAGTCTCATTTGTGCCTTGAATTTTAAATCCTGTGCTTTTAATATTTAATCCACCAGGCTTTACATTAAACTGATTACCAAAACATAACTCATATTGAGCAAATTTATTAATCAAGGCATTCAAATTTCTTCGTATTTTTACTCTTGTAATATTAGATGTTATTGATCGGTCTATGTTATCAATCACATTCAATACTTTACTATACTTAAATCTTCCACCAAACCTATTTACATCACCTGATTTTGAGTAAGTCGTTAATGCTCCAGTGATCTTCGTCCTTAAATCATTTACATTTTCAACAGATGTTGAATTGTAGTAAATAAATGATTCAATCTCAACAAATAAAACTTGTAGATCTACAATTTTTTGATTGATTCCAGTTAATGAATAATTCTTTAACTTTTGTAGAATTTGTGTTTTATCAAAATCAGATACAAAATCACCATTCTTTGGTTTAATTGTGATGAAAACCGTACCAAATTGAGGCGGATCTAACTCTTCACCACCCACGACTGATACACTTTCTGTGTTAGGATATACAGTCTGTATAATTGATTCATAATCTCTTGCTGTAACTGCTCTGTACTGTGCTGAATAAAGTCTTGGAGCAAAGTATTTTACTGAATCAAGGGATTCTATATTTCCCCCATTAGAGGCACGTTGAATAGTATCTACGATTGGTGTGGATGTAGGGACTACAACATTCACTTTAGACTCATCTTTAGTTATTTCATCTTTATCCGCAAAACTACCTGCAAATGTAAATACTTCCGGCCCATTTCCATCTTCACCTGAAGTAATAATATATTGAACTGTTATTTGCTCTCCATTTTGTAATTTTCTTCCAAATACACCATCTCCAAATAATATCTCATACTTTTCATCTTGTATCTCTTGTATAAGGTAAGTTTCTGATATTGATGTAACATTCACAATATTATCAACTAATTTATATTGTTTTCCTAAACCATCCTCATCTGCATGCTTAACATAAACAACAATCGACGATGTATCGATTGATGAATTATCAAGTATGAATCTCTGCTCTAATGATCCATCTACAACAAATGTAGTCCTTAGATATGTACCCTCCAAGACATTGATTGGATCTTCAACAGTCCCAAATTGAGCAAAACCATTATTAACAGTTGTGGTGATACTCTCAGATATGGAGAATACAAAATCAGTGTCGTCCTCTGTGCCTACACACACTATACCGGGTTGTAGGGTTAATGTAGGACTACTGGTAGTGGTTGCAACCTGAAACTTAATTGATGCTCTGGCTGCCGTTTTAGAGCGTGGTACATATCCTATATTCCTTGCAAGTGATACTACATTCTCTCTTAATGTCGCAGAGTCAAGGAATGACTCATTTACCACGAGATTTGAGTTAAATGCAGAAATATATGTATTATATGCAAGGGTATCAATCAACACAGAGAAGTTTGACCCTTCAAAATCAAAGTCTGTAAAGTTAGAATTTGCTCTCAGATAAGATTTTATCTGCTCTCTTATCTGATCAAAGTCTAAATTGGTGAATTTTGTAAATGGCATTATCTTGTTGCTTGTAATATGAACGTAAAGTCTTGTGTTGGAAACTCTTGACCAATAATATCAAATATAACATTCACCTCAAATTCATTTTGATCAGGTCTTGGTTCAACATTCACTTCTAAATTATCCACTCTAGGTTCAAAATTTTCTATTGATATTTTAATTTGATCTTCAATAGCTGATGCTGTACCAAAGTCTATAAAGTTATCAAAAAGTAAATCACGTACATCTGATCCTAAAATGGAGTTAAAAAACCTCTCTGTTGGTATGGTTTGCACAATATTTCTCACAGACCTCTTAATTGCGTCATCATTACGCAAAACAGTAAGATCTTTTGTTATAGGATGGGGTGTAAAAGACAAATTTACGTCTTTAAACGACCTTGATATACGTTTAACCGCCATTTATTAGAGTTTTTTTATTATTTATACCTATCTTGCCAACTCGTTCATATTATAATCATCAGAATCAAAATAATTAAGGATCCACCATGCTAATGAACGTGGATTTTTAGTACCACAAGT